GTTGCGTGATAGCGTTTCTGCTTTTTAAGTCCTTGAGCCTGTCCACTGCCTTCTGGCTTCCTTTTCTCCTAATATTGTCTACCGCCCCAGTACCATATCCCGTTATCGCAGACTCTAAATTGTCAATTGCTTTACCAGCATCAAAATCAGCTTCGAGCAACGCCTTTTCCATAGGGTCAGTCGTCATATTGCTAATGCCTTTCCCGTCAACCAGTGTCTCCGCACTCAGAGCATCTCTATACTCCTTTGCAACACTGGGATTCTCAGCAGCATACAATCCATGCCCATACGCTTGCGCTCCCTCACCAGTTCCAATCTTGCCCATGTCAAACTTGCTGAACTTATGCGGTGAGCCATGCCATGCTGTAATGCCAGCCATCGGCATTGTGTCCATTAACATTGGTACAGGGTTAGGTGCGTCAGCCATACTATAAGGAGTGCCATCTTCTTTGACCCCGGTAAGCGAGCCTAGCTGGGGATTCATAACCGAGGGATTAATAGCGTCACTGTAACGATCAGGCACAGCGTAGTCAGTAATAGCACCACCAATTTCTTGCAGTAGTGAAGGCTCCTGCCTAACAGTCCCGGCTCTACCTCTTGCCAGCATACCCGCCAAGTTCATGGCGTTATCATCTGCCATGCGTTGCTGGTTTAATGGACTGCCTCTTAACATTTCTGCGAAAGTCATTTAATCAAAAGACCTGTAAAGTTTAGCCCCTGCTTGTGCCAAAGAACCCAAGCTCCCTAATTTACCCGCACTCATGGATGGTCTTTGAGAAGAGCTTTCTTCTTGTGGCAAATAAAAGTTTAAGCTCTGGCTTCCTTCTTCGCCTTGCGGTAAACCTGTTATCTCCACCGATTTTCTTTTTTCATCCTCACCTTTTAAGGTATCCATCACCCCTGTTATGGACATTAGCAAAGATGCTAAATCATTCATGTTGCCAGCACTGGCAGGGCCACCCCTTAATGAATCTTCCTCAAATCCAGAATCAAATCCTAAATAGTCATTTCTCATCTTTTACCTTTCGCAACTCGTATTTCAAATCTGCCTGTATATCTTTCAAGCGGTAGTATTCATTTTTTAGTCCCAGCATACTTCTGCCAGTGTCCGATACTGCTTCTTCTAACTTGCCAAGTATTTCTGCTTGGTGGATTTCTGCTTGATTGTTCATCCCATCCACCCAGTAGTCGCTCTAGGCGTTAATCTTTTCTTAGTGACGCTTGGCCTTTGCACCAGTTTAGGAAACAAGTGAGTAAATCCCCAGACCAGTGCATCCACCCGGTCAGGTGAACCTTCACCAACATAACCAGCAGATGTCATCTGACATAATTGATCTTCTAATTTATTGAAAGTACCAACGTGACTGATCCGTCCCAAGCTGTATAAAGAACTGATGGGTTCGGCCCTAATATGTTTACCTCTCGTTGCCCTAACTTCGATAATGGGAATCCCCGGCCTAATACTTTCCAGCGTATGACGCACCATGTCCCCACCTTGGTTAATCTCAATAACAATTGCATCAGCTTCCCATTTATCAAAAACGCTTACAGCACGGTTAGCCCATTGAGAAGGTGTTCCCTGTCGAGATACATCATCAAGCACATACCCACGCTGATCGCCATCGCCCAGACCACAAACAATAATTCCATGTTCGTTAGACTTTTCTTCAGAGGAAATTGCTGGATCAACGCTGACAACAATCCTGCCCATCGTTGGTAACTCTTCACGCCTGTTTTCGTGAAACGTCTGACGATCCCAAATTGCTCCAATCGCTTTTGGTTCGTGCATCCCCAGCCAAATATGAGCGTAACGACCCGGCTTATGCTCTTTGTCAAAAAGTCTTTCATCGTTTAGTTCTTTCGGAAAAAACTTGTTATCGTCAAAGTTAACCTTCTTAATTATTGCGTTCTTAGGGGTGATCTGACCTCTAAACAGTTTGTCAACTGGATCGTTTGCGTTCCTTGGATTCCAGCTAAACCACAACTCACTTCCCGGTTGCCTGATCGTTGGTATCAATACTTCCAAGGATCGTTGAGAAATATTTTGAGCCTCTTCAATCCAACAGCGATTTATTCCCTCCAAGGATTTTATCTGATCCGTGGTCATAGACCCAAGACCAGCAAACAGGAACACTGTTCCGTTCTCGCCTCTAATCTCGTTCTGCAAAGAAGTGTAATGATCCCCCAGCCCTAATATCTCAATCTGGTCATCCAGTAACAGCTTGACCGAATCCTTAATAGAGCGTTGCACCTCTCTGCCACACAAAATCCTTAATTTCTTTTCGTACCCTTCACAAAGTAATGCTTTAGCGAAAGAGTGAGACTTAGCTGATCCTCTACCACCATAAAAAGCCTTGTACCTGCATGGCGTATATAAATCCATGAACGGTTCAGGTATCTCAACATCAACTTCCTCAGTGAAAATTTGGGTCATGCTCTACCTCAGAAACAAGTTCACCGTCTTCTGCGACAACGCCAATAATGTTCAAGACCTTAATGGGCTTCTCACCACCACTGACCTCCAGCTTGTCCTTAAACAACCCAAGACTCTTGCCTAACATCTCTGACGCTTTGATCTGATCCAACCGTTTAATGGATTGCCAGCCAGTGCCATCTGATGCAAATTGACTTTTCATTTCACTAACGCAACGCTTTGCTCTTACCGTCATCTGGTCAAAGGATTTAGGAATCAAAGTTCCATCTGGCCCTTGGTCAAACATCTCATCCATCGGTGTGTAAGTAAGGTCATGCCAGAACTGCAAAAGGTCATCAGCACTGATCTTTGTTCGCTTCTCACGCTCTTTTAAGCCTTCTTGAATAAATTCCTGAACCCTAACATTACTTAGCAGTCTGCATGAACTCTCGGACGCTCCGTTCTCGCTGTAACCTGCTCGGATATAAGCCTGTGTACCGTTTAGGTCAACCAGATACTCACGACAGAAGACCTTCTGCTTTTCGGTTAGTTTATGTACTGGTGCTAGTTCACTCACGTTTCTTTTTCGCTCCTGCTGATCGGACATAAAATCTCTGTGCATGGAACCGACTCACCCCATCCAAATCCTTCACCAACACATCTGAGACTGAGAGCATTGACTCAGCCATTGATGGTAGGGAAGAGGGGATATTCCCCGAAAAGATGACATCGTTTGCATCATGTACAATTTGTTTTCCAACTTTCTTAACCCTCACAATCCTTAAAGCCGACACCCACTCAACCCATAACAGCGTCTGATGGCATCCCCTAAACTGCAAAAGGAAGGGAGGGAGGACTCCACAAAAGAGGACACCACCAGATACATTGCTTTGCTCAATAAGTTGAAGTAGGAAGCGATGATCTCCTACCTCTTCTTGCAGCCACAGCCTTTGCCCTTTTTGCTTTAGCAGGTGGGCTAGAAGATGGTTTTGGTGCTTTAGCTGCTTTAGGTGCTTTAGGTGGTTTAGGTATTGGTCTTCTTCTCATAGTTGCCATATTATTTTGATTTCCTTTTCCCAGTTTTAAAAGCACTCGGAGCTAATCTTTTTCTTTCTGCTCTGGCAAACTTAGACGTTTCCATTTCTTTTTTTGTTTTCTTTCTTGGTGTTGCTTTTGGCTTAGCTTTCTTAACTGCTTTTCTTGCTTGGCCCATCATTGATTCCATTTCCTGTTCTAAATTCATTTCGCTTTCCCTTTCCAGCTATCAATGCCCTTCTCAACTGAACGACCAGCGATATATCCACCAATGCCCAGCTTTAATAAATCCCACATATCCGGGGGGATATCTAACTGGACTGCTGATCCACCAAACAATTGGACATATGGGAAAAGTAAATAATTGTTAGCGATGATCGCCACAAAGCACAGCATCGTAATCGGCCTCCAGTTTCTTGCAAGGGAACTCTGGCTCTTTGCCTCTGCTGTAATAATATCTCTCTGGTAAGAAACAAACTGAACCTCATGCTGAAGCATCTGCGCTTTGATAGCCTGCTCAAGCTCGTTCTTCTTATCCTTATCCTCAATGAACTTGCCAGCCAGATTTGTTATGCCTGACACCATTCCAGTAAAATCAAACATCAGCCCAACCACATCATGTTTTGAGGTTTAGTATCGTCAACGTCTAAATGCACCCATCCTGAATAAACACCGATCCGACTAAATAAATTCACGCACAGAGCAATAAGCTCATAGCGGTCAGGGCTGTTGAAGCAAGCCACATCAACCGCAAAGCCTTTAATGTGAGATGAGTTTTTTGAAGAATGAGGAATCTTGTCGTTGTGTTTCTGACACCGATATCCACTATTGATAACCAATGATCGGCCTAAAGCTGAACGTAACGCTTGAAGTTTTAAAACTAGGCGGGGGTCAATATCTGCAACTCCGCAGCAAGGGCAAACGAACTCGTCCTTGAAGAAGTTCTCTGATAATTTCTCTCTTGGCTCGACCTTATAAGCATCTTCCATGAGTTGATGATACTTAGATAATCGAACTTTGTTAATACCGTGAGGTCGTACAGAGGTGACGTACAGAGGTGGCGTACAGAAGGGGCGTTAATTGGAAGGCGAAATAAGTGTCACTCTGCATCTGGGTGATACTTTTTCGGTGGGTCGCACTTTTAGAGGGCTTTAAATGGGGCTGAAACAGGTTTAATGTCACTCAACTTTTTTGAGGTGAGTGATACTTACAGGTGTAGAGTGATATGAGTCCGGCACAACAGGCCGGACACATTACTAACTTTTCTAGTCTCTCCCTTTTATTTTATTTCGCCTTTACTGTTTATAATTTTCTCCGCAGTCAAATCGTCAGACTGATTTTTATAAGGCTTGTAAATTGTAACCCACTGCTTCTCGCAATCACCACAATCCATTGGTTCGTGGTATTCATCCCCAACACTGTCATAGTCTGGGTGGCCTTTAAATGCTTGGATTCTTAAACTTCCGCAAAACGGGCATACCTTAAAATCAATTTTTTTTACGCTCATTTTAATACTCCTTTTTTAAGATTCGTTCAGCTTCCTTAACCGCTATCCCAGAAACAAAACCGTTAAAAGTAACCTCGCTATAATCTGTCCCTGAGTTGAGCTTTTCCACAGCCTTGCGAATAGTCTCAACCTGCTTGTCGCTTTTAAACCTGATCTGTACTCGCTTGCCCCCGGTAGAAGGCCGTCCAACTGGCTTTTTCATATATTAAATTCCTCACTACTCAAATAATCTGATGGTGGTGTTTCAGACATTTCCCCTTCAAACTCTGTTATAGCTGTGATGCAG